ACTACTGAGGTTGAACTAACCGCAGAAGAAATCGCAGAGCGTGAGGCTATGGCTGCTGAGTATGCAGCGCAGAAAGCACAAGAAGAAGCAGACAAAGCATTTACAGAAGCAAGAAAAAAACTTGAGATAAATTATTATAAGGGATTGGGTATCCAAAAGGAGCCATATGAACTAGAGAGAGAGGCACTTGCACAGTCAGGTGCTCAGGCTATGGAAGCAGCAAGAGAGACAGAAAGAGGTGTTGCTGCATCTGCAGGAAGAGTTCAAATGGCACAGAATGTAGGACAGCGTCAGATTGCAGGTGCTATGGGTCAAGAATTGCAAAACCTTGAAATGTTGACTGCACAAGAGGAAAGCAGACTAAGAGACGCACAAGCACAGTTAGATTTAGAGCAAGCTGCAGGAGCACAGGATGCAGCAGCACAAGCAGAAAAGTTTGCTAATCAAGCTACACAACAGGGGATACAAAGTGCCATAAGTATGGGGTCACAAATAGGTGAGGCATTACCATTATATGCAAAAAGTGGAGGAACAATGGCTGCTAATAGATTAGAAAATCAATATAATAAATTAGCTGAAAAAAATAAATTAGGACCTCAGTTTTATGATACAGCAGGTAAGGCACTTCCATTTCAACAAGCTTTCGTTGCTAAAATCAAATCCCTTTGGTATAAATGATGGTGCAGAAAACTGTGATGTAGCAGAATATTGTCCATCCTCATACTTATATCTATACGCAAAGCATATAAACCTATCCTCCATAAAGTTCTCTTGACCTGCAGTAATATATGGTTCTATAGCAGGAGACTCTGTAGGTGGTTTCTTTATAACCAACAAAGCTTCCTTCAATATATCAGGAAGACCACCGTAGTCTACGTTTGCTACAGGATTGGGATAGTTCTTTGTTACGTTAATACATCTCGGTGCATTGTAGTCATCCGTAAAGAATAACAAGTCACCAATCATATTTATACCTGTAATCAGGTAGGTAGGATTAAAGTTTAATGTAGTAAATGCATTGCTACCATCATTTATACTAATAACGTGATACGTTAGTATCTCGGTATATACGTTAAAAGAAACTATTAAATCAAGTTTGCCTGTAGGTCCTACAGTAAATTCAGGGTCGTGTACAAACCAATACAATGTCTCATTAGTTCCATCTGCATAGCTTCCTATACATCTTGCCTTTTTGCTTAATGATGTTCCATCAATATATTTTAATGCAGCAATCCGATCATTCCCTTTAGTATTCTCAATGACACCAATCTCAGATAGTTCCGTAGAACCCATCCTTACGTTCATTGCGTCTATATACTCACCATTTGGAACAAGTCGCTCATCGACAACCTTGTTCATCTTGCCTGCAGTAAAATTTCTTGATAACTGTGCCATATTGTTATTTAATCCACTTATCCATACCACGTAGGTTCATCAATAACCTTCCGGGATGTATATTGCTGATTCTAATTTTTGCGTTTCTTAATAAAGCTGTCTTCTCCTTTCTTGCTCTTGCCACAATATATTCCTGTACACCAAGCTTTGAGTTTAGTATCTCGTACTGAATGTACGCATATACATACTTCTCAAATAGCTTGTTAACAGATATAGCCGAGTCGTCACCGCTCTCCATACCATCCGAGATATACTCTAAGATACAACTTTGGTCAATCATATCCGAGTTGAAGTTTATAACTCCCCTCTTCTTGTCGATATTAAATGTAGGGTTGATGTTACCTGTCTCGGTGTTCATACCATACCTTCTGCCAACGTAGTAATCAAAGTACCACATACCGTCTAGATACCATCCGTACTGACCGTTGAATTGATTGCCGGGATTGAGGTATATATTTTTCTTTTGGTTCTTTAATCTCTGAAAGTCTATAGTAGAGTATTGTGGCTCAAGGATATTACCATTCTGATCAAACAATATCTCACCACTGCTTCCCTGAAGGTAAGCGTTAGAAGATAAAGCCTGAATGTTCTCCGTCAATGGCCTTAGGTATCCATCCTTGTATAGAGATATCCTAACCCAATTCACGTAATCAGATGGTAGCACAAATAAAAGGTTACTAGCCACTGTAAGCTCTAGGACCTTTATTTCCTTGAACGCATCGTAGTTTAGCTCCTGTATTGCACGCTTTGCGTGGAATAGAACTTTGAACCGTTCCTCGTTGTTCACAAGGTTGTGGTTTCCTGAGTACATCAACATAAAGTTGTTGACGATATCGTACAGAGACACATATTGGTATGAACCCCAATTTAAGTCTTGGGGCGTGTTACCATTATTGTCGTAGTACTCGTATTGCGATAAATATGCCATATCTTATTATTATTCTTTTTGACTGAATGTTGGTTGCTCGTGTTGCTCCTGACCAAGTGCAAACTGAACTGTCTCTGTCTCTCTGATAGATATACCACAGTAGCTCAATATCTTTATAGCTACCTTGTAGTCATCCTCCTGAGCTATCTCAAAGTCCTGATAATCAGGCTGTGTTTGGTCAAACACAGGCTCACCATTTAAGAGTGTAATATATGTCCACTTCGGTGGTTTAGGGAACCTAAAGTAGTTAGCCTGAACCTTACCTGTATAATTTATCCCTTTTGGATATACCGTTAAGTATATACCCTCCTGTGTATATGCAGGAAACATATTTGATGGTGCTGTCAACAAAGAGTTGTTTAACAGCGTAATCTTATTGTGAGTTACCTTCTCAGCCTCATTAACAGTTGCTGAGCTAACTATTCTATAATCCTGCAAAGAAAGAGTAAAGATATCATCAGTAAGCGTTAATGTAGTTAAGCTATCTACAGATACCACAAACGCAGTGTTGTTGGTAACTGTGTTGATAACTATATCATCAACCTGTACACCTGCAGTTATAAAATCAGCAGCAGAATCTACCAACTGAAATGAAGATACTGAAGAGCTAGTGCCTGATGTAATATCAACAGGATATACCAATATCTTGGTAATCATATATGCATTGTTGCCTGTCGTAGTTAGCGATGGTGAGTAAAACTTATTAGATGTAAAGTTGGTTAAAAAGTCTGTAACAGAGAATACCTCTACGTTCTCCATAATCTTCTTCCTGATATCACCGTACTCAGTACCCGACATACGGGCGTTCTCCATATTTATGGTCTTATTGTACTGACTGAAATATTCATCGAATAACTCCATCTGTGCTTTCTCAGCAAACAGGTTGAAGTCTGACGGTGATATGTAGCCATAGTTGTTCTTATTCAATATAGCTAGTACCGTATTCCTAACTTCGTTTATCATCTAATTTATTTTACACAAATATAAGCAAAAAAAAAGAGGGTACAACGAGTACCCTCCTATATAATTGACCTGTCTATTACAGGTTGTTTTCCAACATTTTTAGTGCATCTATTCCCTCATCAGACTGTAAGAACTGAGCGACAACAGTATATGGGTCGTGCTGATATGGCACGGACAACATCTTCTTCTTGCTGCTAGATGTGTTAAACCATACCTCCTTCTTGCCGTTTCTGAATGTCAGTAACTTAGCTTCAAAGAACTTATGGATGTTAGCCTGATGCTTTAAATTAGGATCATTTAATGCATTTAGGAAGCCTCTTGGGTCTCTCTTGGCATATACCAATATATCCCTCTTTAGCTCAGCCGTAGTGTACATACTTGGCTCCTTGCCGAATAATACACGAGACATTGTCTCTAACTGCTCTAGGGATAACTGACGTGCCTCAATTAACGCATCAACCTGAATGTTTAATACCTCAACCTCATCCTTAGCATCCTTCTCATTGTTTACTTCCTCAAACGCTTTATTGTTTAATGGATGGTAATAAAGGAACTGCTGTAGTACAGGATTGGTTCTAGGTACAGTTAAGAAACCATTTTCAAAGATTACAGGCTCAATAATGGCGTTGCCATCCTGCTCATCTTCAAATGGTGATTTTTGGTTAACCGCATAGCGAAGTGCTCGGTTAGTGTTTAGGTCTTCATCAAACCATAATAAAGGATATCTTCTTGTGTTTCTGACAGGTAGCGTGTAGGATAATGGTGCTATCTTTCTAGTCAGCTTGTACATTTTGTCTTCAGAGACATTGTTCTTTTTCATTTTATATAATTTAATTTAAGTTAAAAAAAATAAGAGAGGGACACTAGGTCCCCCTCTCGGTTGGTTATTAGTATTGGAACAATACGAAGTTGTTCGCTCCTAATGTACATACACAACGCTCAGATAAGAAGTGTACTTCCATTGCATCTAGGTCGCTAGTAGTTGCCCCACCTGCAGATCCTGTGATCCAAGTTTTGTATCTTCTATCTTCAGCCTCAGTAGCACGGTATCTAACGTGTAAGAATGGTCTCTTAGCGTTTTTACCCATAATTTGATCGTATACAGATGTAGAACCTGCAGGAACTAAAAGACCTGTGATTGTACCTGTAGCAGTACCTGCTGTAGTGTTCAATCCACCTCTCATAGTTGGGTCGTTTAGGTATTTCCAATCAGACTTGTAGAAATCGTAACCTCTACGGAATCCTGTGAATCCTAAGTTTAACGCCATATCAACATCGTTATCGAATAAACCATAAGATGCAGCACCCGCAGCATTAGCTCCGTTGTAACCATTTAATGTAGCTAACATATTGTCGATGTCGAAAGACAATCCACGGTTAACAAACACTACGTTTTC